TTACAATAAGTAATCATCTCCTCTGATATACCACCATCGTAGTCAGTGAAGTCTATCTTAGAATAACCAAGACGTTCTCCCCATGCTCCTAGTGAGTGACCACCTGATAGTCTAGGATTCCATAGCCGTGACATTAGCAGTGTGTCCCTTAACTTATTATCAGGGATTACTAGATCCCATAGTTCTTTAAGTTTAGGTGCATCAAAGTTGACAATGTTATGCCCAACGAATACCTGATCCCTTGAACACTTGTCCATTACCTGCCTTGGATTCCTCATTACGCTTATTCTTTTCTCTCCTGTTATGTGCAAGCCACAGCACCATATGTGATCCATAGCCATAGTTGTTTCTATATCTAATGTTATCATTGTCTTCTATTCTCCCTAGTACATAGTTGCCTATCTTACTCATATTCTATCTCCTCTGACTACGAGTTCTAAAAAATCCTTCATGTCTAGGAGATTCCTTCATAAACTTCCTAGCATAGAAAGGACTCCAACCATCATTGATCTTAAACTCCTCACCAGAATCAATCATCGTTTCCCACCTCAAGGCGTGGAAGATAGCCCTTGCACTATAGTTATTACGAACAGCTAATGCTTTCAATGCAAACTTTCTGAAGCCCTCATAGATCTCAGGATGCTCATTGTCATACAGCTTGAAACTTTCAGTATTAAATTTACTCATGCGTATTCTCCTTGCTTAACTTTCTTATAGAAATACTCAGGGCCGCGTGAACTATACCACTTGTCTACTGCATTAGTTCTCCACTTACCTGTCGCTACTATGTAAGTGAACTCATTATCAATAACTAAGTTACGTCCGTACCCTTGGTCTAGTACCTCAGCACCCAACTCATCAAACTCTATCAGCACACCCACTCGCTTGAGGGATACCTTGATAGCTTGCCTAGCTGATGGGTCACTGCTGTTACCTAACAGGTGCATCAGATCATCACGCTTCTCTACCAGTTCATTGTATGTCATAACTTGTCCTCCTCTAATACTTCTAACATTCTACCAGTAATGTGATCATACAGTAAAGGGGATGCCTTACCTGTTACACCACAGAAACGATTCTTGAGTACCCGTACATGGGTGGTGTTACGTTCCTCTGGATCTTCAGCCTGACCATTACGTTCAAGACCTAGTACCATATCACTAAGCTGTGCAATGGATGCACTACCACGAAGCTGTGACAGGCTGGTGACAGCACCTTCCTCATGACCCTTACTGTCGGGACGCTTGAGGTGTGAAACGATGAACAAGGCTATGCCTGTCTCCTGTACGAGCATCCTTAGCCTAGTCATGATCTCATCTAGTGCCTTACGTTCATCACCATTAGCCTGTGCTGATACCACAATAGATACATGATCAAGCACAACATACTTACATCCTAATCCCTTAGCCATGTACCTGACTCGACTGACAATATTATCTACACCAGTAGAACCGAAGTGATCAAACAGGAACACACGATCAGTGCCTAGTGTGGCATCGAATGCATCCTTACGTTCCTCATCTGTAGCTACAGTATCAGGTAGGTGCAGAGGTTTGTTAGCTGCTAGACTCATGAGAGATAGTGCTGCTTTCTTTATACTCTCCTCAAGGAATAGTATACCTATGTTATCTTCAGTCTTACTAATGATCTGCCAGATAATCTCTCGCATGAACTGACTCTTACCTAGCCCAGATCCAGCCGTAACTGTAACCAACTCCCCGAATCGGATTCCATAAGTGAGCTTATTGATCCCTTCATATGGGTAGAGACAGTCGGCAGGTGCAATGGGCTTATTAACTTCATCCCACAAGCTACTACCTGCAACAATTCCATCGGGAACAAATCTCTCTGATGCCCACCAGCGATCAACAAACTCTTTGTTGCGTCCGAACTTAACATAATCATTTGCATCCTTCTCATCCTTAGTGTGTTTGAATACCTTAGCCTTGCCACCAAACAACTCAGCCACTTGGTTAGCAGCTTTGATACCTGACTCATCTGCGTCAAAGCACACTACGATATTCTCATAGCTGTCAAGGTACTCATAGCTGGCACGACAGTCCTTCAGTGCTGCACTGCTACCATTCTTTATAGATACTACAGGGTACTTACTACCAAGCATCTGATAGGCAGACATAGCATCGTACTCACCCTCAGTTATGGTGATGTACTTACCACCCTTGTTGAATAGGTTCTGTCCAAATAGAACAGTGTCCTTCCAGTTACCTTGAGTGCGAAAGTCTTTCTCAGGTGAGCGTGTCTTAGCACCAACTAAGTAGCCCTCCTTATCATGATACCCGAAGTGCATTACCTCCCCTTGAAGCTGGGCCTTGTATGCCTTACAGGTGTCGCTTGATATGCCTCGGTTGACAACACTCTTGTATTGTCCAGACATTAAACTTTCTTTCAGTTTATCAAAGTTACCATTCGGTTTCTTATCGGTACTACTTACTGTCTCCATACTATCTCCTACCTTCTTTCTTGTTTCACATACAAAGCAGTGTGACCAGCCCTTATCATCTATGGACATGCCATCACTGCTACTACAATCATCACACGCTAAATGCGTCCTTAGAAATGCCATTGGTAAAGTCCTCATATTCCCTAGGGTTCATGATATGAGATAGCACTGTGTCTAAAGCAAGCAGTGTGTCCCACTTCTGCGAATCATAACTCTCCTCATACACGACAATGAAGTAGTTCATAAGAACTTCTACTGATACCTCGTTAGCCTGTTCGGGAGTTAACTCAATTTTAATTGTCATTACCTACCTCCTGTAGTTTACGTTTAAGTTTAACAACCTGATCAAGATTGTAAGTTACGAACCTACCCCCTAGTCTTGTGGCTGTCTCATAGTTATCAATCTCTTTCTGTATGTCTATACGTTGCTTAGACTCTGATAACTTTTGCTTAAGAGATTTATTCTTAAGCGTCTTGATCTGCATCTCTGTCACTGCACCTCCTCCATAATTTCACTGATTAGTTTCTGCTGTAGCTGGTTAATCTCTATGAATAACATCTTGTCATGTACGTGCCAAGCACAGGTGTTAGCTGATCTACGGATCAACTTAGCTATGTTATTGTACGATACATTCATAGCCCGTAAGCAAACGATTCTATGTAAGTCAGCGTCAGAGATAGAATTATAGTTTGTCCTAGGCTTCTTGGCAAGCACTGATGCAGCTACTAGCCCTGCATAGTTATCCTTTATCTTAGGTTTAAATATGATACTCATACCCTTCCACCTCCACTTGGTCTGCTTGATACTCTGCTCTTGCTTCCGCTACCATATCCTGTACAGCAGGGTCATCACTAGCCTCTAATATCTCAAAGATGTAGCTGTCTTGTTCTATCATCTTGAGGTACATCTCTGGTACGATAACAGTACGAGTATTCATAGGATCAACTAAGTTCTGTACGTACCTACAGTCCATGTCCTCAACCACTGTACTAGGTGACAAGCCCTGCTTAACTCTGTCTTTTAAAGTCGCCATGTTATTCATCTCCAATAGTTAACAAATCAATTCGTGATATAGTAATGATCTCATTACCACTTAACTTCATGCACTCATTGCATAAGTCTAGGTACTCTTTACATTCATATTTTCTTGTTGCCTCATAGTCAGACAACTCTTGATCACAGCCAATACATCTCATAACACATGCCCCCTAGTCCCTACTATCTTAACACAAGAGGTACAAAGATGTCCGTTTATGTGCTATAATCTCTCTTAAGAGTTTAACAAGTAATAAGAATCATATACCTACTCTTACTAAGTAACATACTAGAAGGTACAGAATAAGAATTAATACTATGTATCTTATAATCATTTCTCTGTCACTACTTTAGTGCAGAACTCTGTAGTATTCTCTTGATCTGCAAGGGCCATACTACAATGATACATAGGATCATGATCATTAGGATCCATCATCTTTAGTCCAATGACTAGCACCACTGCGATCAACATACATCACTATCTGGTAACTCTTCAATCAGACCATTGATTGTATCCACCTTAACACTAGC